AGACATGTTTGTACCACATACATTAAGTGATAGATGTGGTTCATCAGGTATAACAAACTTTATGTGTTTGTATTGTGGTTTGTCTGCAAAGATCTCTGCTATTTGTTCAAACACTTCTATGTCATAGTTGTCCATCTCACCTGTTGGTGCTATGTTCTTTGCAATTCTTTTAGTACCATGATTACCTGGTACTGCACCTACCACTACTACATCAAAGTCTTTAGACCATTCAACTAATGCTTTTGCAATAAGTCTCCTTGCTAACTTCATTTGATTACGATAGTCAAGCTCTACGCCATTAGGTCCCATTGCTTGCGGATAAAATCCTACGCAACCTTCGACTATATCACCAAGTCCCACGACTGTTAACTGATCTAGCTGCACTCCTGCTTTACGTAAGAAGTTATAACGATCACGTACTGTATCTATCTTTTCTAAGAATCTATTGACTATAGCTTCAGTACCACCACCATCACGCTTACCTAACTGTAAATCAGATATAGCAACAAAGAAACTAGCTTTAGGCTTTGTAACTTTAGGTTTAGCTTTACGCTTGTATGTTTGTATCCATTTAGATATACGATCATAATCTTCTTTGTCTAGTGCATGTTCTTTATAAACTATCTGTGCTTTATATGCCCATGCTTGTTGCACGTCTCCTTTTCCCATATTCATATCCCACGTGCTGACACGTATAGTGTCATTTAAAATTGAATATTTATCAGGATCAAATCCCCACGATCTAAGAAGGTCATTAAACTCTGGACTAGCATTGTCCATAGCTCTTGTAGTTATTGTGCCTGTCTTAGTTTTGTAATTAAATTCTACACCAGGTTCCCAACCGTTAGGGTGATTAGGTGTATCTTTAGTTTCGTTGTGTGCTACGTCCTGTTGGGTTGCAGTAAGTTTACTTACCTGCGAGTTGTTTTTTTGCATACTCTTTTAATACAACTATTACTGATCCACCACCTGCGATTGCTGCAGCTTGGATAGCTGTAATATCTAAGTTCATTGCAGGACCAACAAGTAAAGCAGAACCAAATGCTTCTACAAATGTCCAAACAACTTTCTCAATAAGTGCTTTGAGTTCGTCACTCATGTTATCTCCAGTCTATATTATTGGTTTTCCTTTAAGTTTAGCGTCAATGCGTGTCACTTTTTCGTGTATAGCACTAAGCATATCCTTATCAGAACTTTGTTGCGGTGCGGCAGCACCATCTAAATTTATCTGTGAGTATTCTATTGTGACTTCTTCACCACTAAGTAGCTTAGGTAATACCTTCATGTACATTTTTTTATATGCGTCACCAGATCCACCAATAAAACCGTCTTTGCCTTTATCTAAATCTTGTTGTGTTTCTCCTACAAGTAAACAACCTGCAGTATGTTCATCAGTATTTCCTGTGTGTATTAGTATGTACTCGAATCCAGGTACATCTCTTATCCACAACATTCCTTTATGGAAGGAGTACCTGGTACTGTACTTAGAGTGAAAACCACCAACAGTTCTTAATGTAATCTTGTATGTACCTTCTGGTATTGCTGTCTCTGCAGCTACTTTAACAGCTTGATATTGATCTTCTAATGTAAAACATTCAAACTTACCGTCTATAAACAATAGACCATTAGTTGCGTCTAATCCAAACTGTGTGCGTACGACCTGTAATTTCATTTCTTCCTATTATAGTCCTTGCATTTAGGATTTGTGCAGTTTAAATATAAATTATCCATTGAAACTTCCAATGGTTTGTCACACTTGGGACAAGATATTTTCGTAGATTACCTCTGTGAAGCCCAGATGTTGTCAACCATATTAGGATACTTACGACCATTAGCTTTTGCTCTAGCTTTTGCTTTAGCTTTTTGTGCAGGTGTAAGTTTTTTAGGTTTACCTAAACCTTTTGGTCTTGGTTTATCCCAGATCGGTTTACTTTTTTTTACCATTTTTCTTCTTCTTTTGTTTTAACATAGCAAAGTCTGCACCTGTAATCTTGTTACGTGGTGGTGCCATTCTTGCTATCTTCATTTGTTTTTTGCTATAAGGCATTATCACTCCATGTATTACAGTGTAGCTTACATGCACAACATAGTATCTTGCAATTACACATACGCTACCACTTTGTTTTGTTAGCCCAATAAGCTGCTGACATTTTACCTTTTGCTATATTCTTAGCATGTCTTGCCTTAAAGGACTTACGTCTTGCTTTACTCTTTGCGTCTTGTTTTTTACCTGCACCGCTAACACCCTTCTGTCCGAATCTAATTAGCTTAACTTTGTCACCAGACTTTGCAAGCACTGCGTGTGACTTAGTCTTATGTCCAGGAGTTCTCTTAGGTTTATTGTAACCAGAAAACTTTTCTCCTCTGTATGTTATAGCCATGACTACTTCATCTTTTTTTTGCGCTTAGAAGAATATCTTTTCTTCTTGCCTGCTTTTGTATATGGCATTATCTGCTCGCTTTCTGTGATGGTTTATCATCACTATCTTTTCTTAATCCTATAGTCAATAACCATAAGATTGTACTTATTATTATAGCAATACCAACAATGTCTTTTGCTGTTCCAGTCAATGTAAGCCATGCTATAAAAAAACCTAAGAGTGTAAACGTTTGCGCTATTGTCTCTTTAAGTATTTCTTTTATCCAATTAATTATTTTTTTAATATACTTCATACTCTACGTCTTATTCTAACTGGTACGACCTGGACACTAGCTACAATTTGCGAAGCTATAATCACTGGGACTACAACTTCTTGTGCCTTTTCCTTTTGATCTGATGTCATGTCATCATTTATAGAAGCAATACTTATGTCTGATAGATCTATATCAGTCAATGCACCTATTGGATCTTCTAAAAATTGTTCTGTTTGTACTTCTGTAACTACATCTGCGAGTGTGTAATCTTCTACATCAGCGTTTTCTACTGCACGTTCTACGTATTCTTCTACAGCTTCAGCTACTGCTTCGTCTGATTTAACAGTTTCTGCAATGATAGAAACATCTTCAGTTTCAACTTGTAATACTTCAGCAACAACTTCAACTTGTTCCTCTGTAAGTTCTTCAACATCTTGTATCGCTTCCTCTACAACTTGACTTACAACTTCAAGTACATCTTCGCTAACTTCTGTAAGATTTTCCACTCCGACATCAGCAACTTCTTCAAGTACTTCGATAACTTGTTCTGTTTCAAGTTCTTCTACCTCAACTTCTATAATTTCTTCAACAATATCTTCTACTTCAGCAACCTCTATAGCTACTTCTTCTTCTGTAAGTTCTACAGGATCTTGTATAATTTCTTGTTCAAGTTCTTCTTCTGACTCTTCTTCTGGTTCCAGTAAGATCTTTTCTGTCTCTTCAACTTCTTCCTCCTCTTCAACTTCTATAACTATTATATCTTCTGCTATGTCAAGTTCAATTACTTCTTCTACTATTTCTATAATTTCAATAGTATCTTCTATTTCTTGTATGACATCTACAAATTCTTCTAATTCTTCTTCTGATAATCCATCTAATATTATTACACTATTTTCAAGTTCTTCTAATATAAGTAATTCTTCTTCTTCTTCTAGCTGCTTTTGTATTAAAAGTTCTTCTTCAGCTTCAATAGCAGCTATTTCTTCTTCGGTGAGTTCCTTACTATCCTCGACTTCGACATCTTCTTCTTGAATTGTCTCTTCTCTGATGTCGTCATCTCGTAATATCTCTTGGTCCAACTCATTGTCTACCTCTTCTTCTTCGATAATAATAGTAATAATATCAGGTACATCAGAGCAATCACCGTCTTGATAACCATACCAATCTCCACTTTCTATTGCTTCCAAGTATTGTTTATATGATAAAGGATTATTTGGGTGTTCACAACCATATTCGTCCCATGCTAAATATGTTGTTATATTATCTTCGACAACATCTTCCGCTTTAGGTAACGTTGTAGTAGTCGTAGTCGTAGTCGTAGTCGTGGTAGTAGTCGTTGATGTGGTAGAAGAAGTTGTTGTCGTACTAGATGTCGTTGTAGTAGGTACATTATCATACTTATAGTATATATCATCTATAAGATACCAATCAGGATTTGCGTCTGTAATACCATTAATAACTATTTCTGTTATAAAAGTGTCTACGTCTTCTGCTACTGTCCAGGACTTTGACATTACTGTCGTGTAGTCTGTATGTTGATCTAAAGTAAATGTTTCAGTAGCACCGTTATCGTAATATACAGTGCCTGATATATTAGTTACATCTGTTGCACCATATTTAAAACCAACTTCATACGGTTCATTAGGAAATGCAATAGTAATGTTATCACTGCTACCTCTAATACCTAACGCATGTCTATTAAGACTAAAGTATGTAGAACCAAAACAATCTAAATCTTCTATACCAATACTGCCACCAACGTTTGTATTTGCACATTCTGGTGCAGCAGTTGTAGCAGCAGATACTTCAGTATCATTACCACCGTACAATATATCTATATCAGTGTTTATTTGTTGATCGTCAAATGTTTCTGTTACTGTAGTTTCTGTAGTATCTGCGTATATAGGTACTGGTACTAAAAGAAAAAAAACTAAAGCAATACGTACAAACGTATTAAATTTGTATAACATTGTGACCTAACTTCCACCACAACAACCGTTGCCGCAGCAATCCATTAGATCTCCCTTCCATTCATATCGTTATGTGTTTTACTGTCTAATATTCCAAATGCTTGATTAACTTCTTCGTAGCTTAATGATCCATCATTTAAATATTTTCTAGCTAATATTTCTAAAACGTTTGCTACGCCTAATAATCCTGCAAGTAAAGATGATTGTAAAACATCAATACCAATAAGACTACCTGCACCTATAACACTTAATGCTTGTGCTATAAACACGGCAACCATACGTTTAGTTATATTCCAATACAATGAGTAACCTTCCATGTGTTACATTATACTATTTAAGAATGCGGCACTGCTTGTTATTGCAACAAGCCAACCTAGAATCTCCTGTCGTGATGGTGTTTTATTTATTTTTTCGTGTAGTTCATCTATACGTGCGTTGGCAAGATCAATATCTTCTTTGATTAATTGTAAATATTCTTTAGTTGTAAATCCGTTGCCATTAGCCATAACGACATAATATCATACTACATTTGATTTCTTTGCGTCTTTGTAACCACCTGAAAATTTAGTTTTAAAATAGCTTTGTATATTATTAATGTGTTGTAAATCATCAGTAGTAACTAACCTATTATTTATTGTTTGATTATCTAATGGTACAAACAACATAGCAGGATCGCCTTTAGTTATCTGTATATTATTATTGTATAACTCTAGCATTACAATTACTTGATTAGAATAATATGGATCTACAATACCAGGAACTACTCTGTAATCTTTGTTGTAAGCATAATATGAATCTTCACATAATAATCTACTGTGTTGTTTACTAACCATAGCAAAAGGTGCATGAAATTTTAATAAAGTTTTGTGTTTCATATTAGGAACATAATTACCATATTTATCAGGACTAAAACCGTTAACCTTTACAAATGTATGTTCTCCCTCTTCAGGATTTATTTCTATGTTTTGTCCATCTACCTTAATAGATATGTCTGTCCACCACTTTAACATGTAGGTATTGTTAAAATAATCCCACACACCTGGACATGTTTTAGCAGTTTTGCCATTTAAAAACCTTTGGTTGATACCAGGTTGTGAATTATGTGGCATGTGTCTAAACCATTCAGGTGCTGCTTGTGTTAATACTTCGTTGTCAGTTAATTGTACTTTGTTATTAAAAACAATATCTATATCATTCTTCTTCTGCTTGAACACGTAGTTTCCTTTTTCTAATTTCATTGTATCTATTATCCATGTATGTAGTAAGTTCTTGTCTGTCTTTATTAGTTATATAAGCGTCTTCTTGTGTCATAGACCTAACTACTAATTCCATTTCTGTGTTTCTTTTAAAAGGTATAATGTGCATAATTGGTGTACCAGGTCTTAACTTAAATGTTTCTCCAGGTAGTAAATTTATTTCACACGGAAAACTAATCTCGTGAAACATATCTGTATCTACAATGCCAGGTAAACATCTAATTTTTTTATGTGTTTCATGGTAAAAAGGATCAACCATATACACAGACCAACCTGGTGGTGTTTTTATATTCCAAGCATTTTCTAACTTTAATACAGTACCATCAGGCAATGTACCTATCTGCATGCCTTCTACTTGTTCAACAGAATGTTGATTTACCCAATCTGTTATTTGTACATCATTAACTACTTGTGACATATTGTATTGATACGAACCATCACCATTATCTCTAATTATAAATTCAGACCACATAGGTATGACAAAACCCTCAGTTAACCAATCTCTTATAGCAGGACATGCTCTTGCAGTTAATGGATCATCATTTAACCACATGCCTTCTGCTGTTCCTTTAGGCATAGTTTTCCACCATTTAGGAAATGCTTTAGACGCAGGTACAGGAGGAAAGGTTTCATGCAAACCTAATATCTTATTGTTGTGAAAAAATTCTATATTCATGTCCACCTTTTTTTTTATGTTCTATTAATAATATACTCTATCTTAGGTTTTAAATCATTCCAATCGTAAGGTTCTTCTGCTTCAGTTCCCTCTGTTAAATGATACCAACCTGTAGCTACCCATTGTGCAGGTTGAGTTAATGTTATATCTCCTGTTTCATCTACGCCATCATAAGTGTATTCATCTACCCATATTGCTACACCTGGTATAGCTGATACAAAAAAAGTAGATTGTTCTGCCTCAGTTAAATTACTAAATGCCCACGTGCTGTCATCAACATCATAATCTTTTTCGTATCTAACCCACTCATATCCATCTATATCAGGTTTACTATTCCAAAGATCATCATAAGTTTCGTATTTATCATTAACAAATATTATTTTTGGCATTATAAATCACTTGCTGTGTAGTAAGCTACAGATCCTGAACTACCACTTTGTGCCTGCCTACCGCCACCACCACCTGAGACATTAGTGTTAAATGTAGTGCTGTTGTTTGTTCCTCTAAAAATTCTTATTTGTCCTCCACCTGAACCACCACCACCTGCACCGAAACCTGGACTATTGTCATTAGGACCTGGACCAAAAGCACCATGACCACCTACTGCTTGTAAGTTTCCTGAACCTGATACTGCACCTGCAAATATAAATATTGCTCCACCTGTTCCATCTTCACCGTGAGAACCGTTATTGTTACCTGAACCTAATGGATTACCTGCACCACCACCTGCTTGTGTATATGTTTGTACAGCGTTTCCACCTTTACCACCTCTAGGTTGTCCGTTTCCTGCTGCACCACCACCAGTTCCACCTCCTCCTGGTCCACCTGAGAAAGCTGTACCGCTTGCACCTGAACCTGCAGGACCTGATGAAGCGTTATGTCCTGTACCACCACCACCTGGTCCAGCTATTGGTCCAATATTACTTGTAAGTTTTATTGTTGTAGCGTTTACATTTCTATTTGCAGAGTTATTGTAATGATTACCACCTCTTTTACTCATTGATACAGTCCCACCGTCCATGCTAAATGTACCACCTACATAAATAGACATACTCATTTTTCTATTGCTTGGTATAAATGTACTGCTTGCTATTGATAGGTTTCCATTTACCCATATCAAAGCATGTTTATCTGTATTGTTTGTAAAGAATGTAGAGTTGGTGCCATTAAATGTAGCATTACCATCAATAATAACGTAGTCATAATCTCCTACATCTACACTATTTACAGTAAGACTACCGCCTGTTGTAACTGATTGTGCTTTAGCATTAGCATACTCATTCATAATTGCATATAAACTAGAACCTGTTAAGTTTGTTCCTGACGGCAATTCAGGTTGTGCTATACCACCTGATACTAACGCTCTAGCTGCACCTAATGGTGACATTATGCAAACGCTAACTGACTAAATAGATATGGTGTTGTATTACCTACAAATAAAAATGTAAGTATATCTATATTTCCTGCTCCTGTCGATAGTGTTAGTCCTCCACCACCTACAGTTTTAGCAGTTGCCTCTCCGCCACCATTAACTGTTATTGCATCTATGTCCATTGTTCTACCACCTGTACCATCTTGTGTAACAACTAAAGTAAATGTTGATATTCCTGATGTTGGTACATTTGTAAAATCTATATCATCAACAGCTGTGTCTATTGTAAGTGTGCCTGTATTACCATTTGCTAAATCTATAGCAAGTTCTGTTTGTGATGTAACAACTTGTGTTGTTTCATTATAATCTTTTAATACTGCTGCTGATATTGTTTGATCTCCACCTGTTACAGCACCTGATAAAGTTACAGCACCTAATGTTTTATTTGTTAAGGTAGCTGTTTCTGAATCAGCATAGTTCTTAACTGCTGCTGATGTAGGTATAGTCGTATTATTATCATTTGATGTAATTGTTTCTGAATCAGTAACTAAGCTAGCTGCTGCTATCTCTGATGTAGTTAATCCACCTACATTAAGTACACCAGATGAAGCAGTTAAACCTGTTCCATCAATACCTGCAACAAGATCAGCAACGCTTTCTCTTTTAACTTTGTTGCTGTCGTTTGCGTCTCTTATAAATATTTCATCATTAGCTACATCTACTGCGCCTGCAGCAACGTCAAATACAACTTCTCCTGCTGTACCGCTTGAATATGTTGTATCAACAACTTTACCTAATGCGTCAAAAATATCTTCAAAGTGTTGCTTCATTGGTGCAACACGAACTTTAGATCCTGATGGGTGTGTTAAACCAGAACCTGCTGCGGATCCACTAAGGTATCTATTGTCTGCAGTAGTTGTTGTAAATGATGTACCTGCAACTGTACTGTCTATAAAAATGTATTCTCTTTGTGTAGCGCTATCAGGTTCTATCACTATGTAACATGGTGAAGCCAATCCTGTTGTAGAAGCTACGTTTACTGTTAAGTCACTAGCACCTAATTGCGAAGAGAGTGTTGTCTCAAACGCATTAGCCGTAGTTGATTCTGCTGCTTTTCTTGTGTCTGCCATATTTTCTCCTAGTTAGTATATCACACGCCAAATCGGTAGATACCTAAATCTCCAACTCCAAGAGTTCCTAATGAAGAAACTTCTGAAGTATTTGCTTGTCTTTGTCCTCTAACCTGTATAGTACAGAATACCATAGTCGATCCGTACTTAGTTATTTCTTGCACAGGTAGAGTAACATTTTCTACAATTCCCCTTATAGCTTCGTCTGGTTTAAATAATGTAAGCTGTACTGATTTACCTTCTAATCTTTTTAATGCGTCAAAAAGTTTTGCACCAATGCCAGGTATATTCTTAGGTCTTTTACCTGGTCGTTCTATACGATCAGATACGTTTACTGGTATTCGTGCAATAACATCTTCTGGTTCAGGGAAAGCACGATAGCTGTATGAGTACACTTCTGGTGTACTTGCTTGTCCTGATCCTGATTTAATTGTTAACTTAGGAATAAGCCATCTATTAATAACATTGACAATAGGTATTTCATCTCCGTCACCTTCTATTTCTACATTAGTCAATGTTGAATATGCAGCACTAGAAGCATTAGACAATGAGTCTAGTTCTGTAGAATACTCTGCTAACACTGATCCACCTGCAGGTATATCACTTGTGTATATACGACCACCAATCCACTGTTTTTTCTGTGATGTATAAAAATCTGCAGCAGCAAGTATTACATAACCATCTTCAACGTATGTAGATAATTCTTTTACTAATCCAACTTGATCAACAATAAAAAATAATTTATCTTTAGCTACAGTTATGCCTTGTACTTTACCTGATGTACCTGTGTAGTAAATATCTCTTGCATAACCTAGTGTTGGTAAATAGATAGAATACAAATCTGTTTCGTTAGCACTGTCTATAACACCGAAATATATTTGATCTCTTGTACTAAACAAACTTGTAGGAGATTTATCTACTGTTGTATCAACGTCACCAAATTGTTTTATAAGTTGTCTTTGATCTATTGTATAAAGAACACCGTCAGAAGATAGAGTACCTCTGTAAATTCTACCAATTTTACCACCTGCATTTGATGATTGTGATGTAGAAAAGAATACTATACCATTGCTTTCTGCTAAATTTACAATGTCTTCACCTTCTATAAATGTTTGACCTACTAAAGATAAACCAGATCCTGTATCTTTTAAAGAATATATATAACCGTCATCAGAAGCTGCTAACACAACAGCACCACCATCTATAACATCTACCCACAAGGATCCAGAAGGCAAATCTTTTATTAATGTAGGTGCAGATGTACCATCTAATTCTTGTAATTTACCATCATCTTCTACAGACAATATATAATTTTTAACATTAAATATTCCTTTTATAACTCTGCTTGAAACTACATTTGTATAGTTAGACCAACCACCACCAATATTATCTGTATCTATTTTTCTTACAATGCTGTCTGTACCATCATTTAATGCAGCATAAAGAATATGTCCTTCCATAACTAATCCTGCTACATTGTAAGAAGCGTCTGCTGCATAAGGATCTGTTGTAGTCCAGGAAGTACCATTATTGGTTGAATAATATATATCATGTCCTTGTGCTAGCCATATAACATCTTCGTGTGTTAGTACATGTTGATTAGCATTAGCGCTTGCTTTATTAAGTGATGTGTCATAATGTAATTCTAAAGCGTAGTTTTGTCCCTTGTCGTTTGCATTTTTAAATACATCTACACCTTTGCTGTCAAAGAATCTTCTAAAATCATTAGGTCCTTGATTACGTTTATGTGCCTGATCAAGTCCTGCACCACCAGAAAAATCTGATCTAGCATAACTTTGACCAAATTCTGCTCTAAATTCTTCTGGCACTTGTGCTGTATTGACCTGTTGCGCAGATAATGGTGCAGTAGTAATAGATAATTCTCTACCTGGTGCTACTGCTAAACGTAAAAGTATATCTGTAACACCATCAGATATTTGTGCTTGATAACCAAAAGCTAATGGTGTAGCTACATTACCAGTATTAGGTAAAGGCATTAGGTAAAACTTATTCCGTAGAGTTCAACACCTTGTGGAAACCTAGATCGTTGTTCTCTTCTAGCTCTGTCAAGCAATACACCATAGTATCTAAGTAAAGCATTTCTAAGTCTCTCACCTGATCCTACAGGTACACCTCTTTGTTCTAGGTTTTCTGTAATAAAGTTTTGTGTAGTAGCGTCAACATCTATCTCTGACAACATTTGTGCAACAGCACCTACCATAACTATTTGTTCATGAAAATCTTCTAATCCGCAAACACTATTTAAGTTATTAGTTTCTAATGTTGGTCTTGTAAATTTTGAAGCATAAACAACATAAACAGTTTTACCTGATGTAGGTGCAGTAGGAAATTGTACTGCTGCGTCTGTTGTTGATCCTGCAAAATCTGTAAGTAATTCTAATGCTATATCACTATATACAGTTGTAGTAGATCCTGATGTAGAGTTATCCATCTTTGCTTGTAATATTCTTTGTGTGCCTGCAGGCATTTCTACAAATTGTGTAGATGATGTAGTTATAGATGTTTTCTTTACAGCATATAACGCAGGATATAAACCTATAATTTGATCTCCTATTGCGTTAGCTACGTTAAGTCTAGGATATTTAGGTTTAAGTATTATGTCTGTATCGTTTAAATGTTCTGCTGCAGTAGAACCTAATCTACCACGTTCTACAGTAATTTCTCTTGCTACAGTATTAATACTTTCCACCATTAATAATTCTTGTTCTATTTCTAATACAGAACCTGCACCAATTAACTCTTCTTCTTCTGGTGTAAATAATCCAGATTTATATTGTAAAGTTGTGCCTGATGATGTAATACCTTGTGAAACACCATCTGTAAGAGTATCTGTGTTAGCTACTTGTGATAATGGTTCTTGTTCTTCTACTGGACGTAAGTATTCTCTGTATGTTCTGTCTATAAGTTCGCCAAATGTTGCCATTATACACCCATACTTCCTACACCCATTTTAATTACACCTAAACCAACAAGCGGTTCTGGTAATAAATCTAAATCTTCATCAACACGATTTATAAAATCTACGTGCGGAGATCCTCCCATACTATCAATTCGTAAAGAACCTCCTTCTTTAAGAGTTGTTAAGATACCCATAGGACCTTAACTTTCTCTATATAAAAAAGTTATTTTTCTTGCAGAACCTTCAGTAGAACCAGATACTACACGTATAAAACCTGTAGAAGCAAAAGCCCAACCACTAGGATCAACTCTTACTACGTCATCTGTACTTACTGTGTAACTTACAGCAGATCCATCAGTTTCTTTTACATCTTTCCAACCACCAGGACTAGAAGCCCATTGCATTGTGACTGTTGATCCAGTCATAGTTGATGGAAATAAAATTGCTGATAGAAGCATTCCGTCTGTGTTAGAACCTTCGCTAGCTGTAGATCCGCTATCTATTTGTACTATATCTTGTTTAAATCTTGCCATATTGTTCCTTATTTTAGCATACTCTAAAGACCGCTTAGGTGGAGTAAGCGGTCTTAGAGTATTAAATTATTGATTAAGCGTTAGAAACGTTATCAATTTCACAGTGATATTGTTGTGGACCAAAGTCAAAGCCCATTTCCATATATACTGCTTTTGCAATTCTTGCGTTATCGTTTTGATCTAAGTCTCTTACAAACATAGTTCCATAACCTGGAATGTTAAGGAATACTGGTTTAACAAAAGACATGTCAACGATAAAGTTTTTCTTACCATCATTAGATCCTGCAGGTAGGAAGTCAGACAAAGCAAGTCCGATTGTTCCAAAAGGTGTAACGATTGTATCAATGTCAACACCTCCTACATTTCTATCTCTAGGTAAGATACCGTAGTTCTTGCCTGATACAACAGTTGCATTTACTATTTCTTTATTAAGATCAAGCAAAGCTGTTGGTTGACAGAAAAGCACTAAGTTTCTCATTGGTGCGCCTGCGTCATACAATTTTTTCATTGCAG